TGGTTCGCTTTCGCGCGTAGCGACTCGTGGAACGACTGCGTTTTTGAATCATGTTTCAATTCTGTTGGCATCAAATTTATGAGCTCTCAAAATCTCGGCATCAAATTTATGTCGGTATCAAGTTTTTAACTCTCAAAACCTCGGAAGCAAGTTTTAAAAGTGGATCAGGGGAGGAGGGGAGCATTATTACCCCCTCCTCCGATCCCCCATCCCCTCTCATAATTTTCATCATGCCGGCTTCTGGACCCCGTGCTCGTCATTTCTGTTTTACTTGTAACAACTACACCGATGCTGACTTGCTCCGGTTACGCTCAGTCTTTGCGGAAGGGAAAGCTAAATACCTCTTATGGTCACAAGAAGTCGCTCCCGAAACCGGCACGCCGCATCTCCAAGGTTACTTCGTTGCTGAAAAGCAAATCCGTCTCACAGCCGCTAAGAAAGTTCTTGGTATCGCAGCCCATCTTAGCGTTTGTAAAGGTTCTCCCCAAGACAACTACGATTACTGCACCAAAGGTGGAGTAGGTATTGAAGAGTTTGGTACGCTTCCTGTTCAAGAGAAGGGTAAACGGTCTGATCTTTCTGATTTCATGGATGCTGTCAAATCCGGGGTTCTCGATAAGAAGCGACTCCGCGATGAATTCCCCGATGTCTGTGCAAAGTATCCTCGATATGTCATTGATTACGTTGGAGACCACACTCCTCGTCCTCAGGTGGAGGCTCAGCCTCTCTATGAATGGCAACAGGATCTCTATGACTATCTTAAACTCCCTCCCTGTGATCGTGAAATCGTTTTTATCGTCGACAAAACGGGCAATCGCGGCAAGACGTGGTTTGCCAAATACTACTGCCAGCTTCACGAAAACGCTCAGTTTATGGAACCGTCTAAGAAAGCTGATATGGCAATGGCTCTTCAGGATGACCTCCGAGTCTTGTTTGTTAATGTCACCCGACAACAGCAGGATCATTTCCAATATTCCTTCTTCGAAGCTCTTAAAGACGGAATGGTCTTTAGCCCCAAGTACGAGTCACGAATGCGATATTTCAAGCCTGTCCACATCGTCGTGATGATGAATCAAGACCCGGATATGAAGTTACTATCGGCAGATAGGTACAAACTCGTAGAGTTAAATTAGTTTTAGAATCTATATCCAACATCAAAATCATCTCCGCGGAGCGGGATGTTCCGGAGCGCCCGACAGGGTAAGATCTCCGACTCTCTGCAATTCTTATTCCTTCCAGAATAATGTATTAAATCCCCTGGAGCAATACAATTGTTGTCCACCTGCTGTGTCGAATAGTGCAGGCTGGGCTACTGTACACCACTGGAGTACATGGAACGGGAAGTAAGGTTTGTCGTCTTCGTACGATTCAAATAATATCTTCCGGTTAATCTGGAGATATTTATCGATCCGTAAGACATTTTTTTCGCCGCTTTTCGTCATAGTGTCGATAGCGTAGTCACCTGCGGGGTGACCATCTGTCAATGCAGCACTTTCGATGGCTTGTGGTTGCAAGACCTTCTTAACATATAATAGAACCTTGAAGTTCTGTTGGTTAACTTGTGCAAAGGCCATGTTGTAATCCCATGATGTATACTGGCTGACGAAGTCGGGCGAGTTATCTGCGTCGTTTGTATGGACTTTCCAAAAGTCTTGTTGACAGCTGTCCCATTCCATGTCTGGAGAATTTCTTGTGTTTTGAACGACCATGTAGTTCATAATGATAGGCACTGTCGAACAGTTTTCCAGGATTGTTTGGATCCGAATTCCTCCAACTGTGATGTTATTCTTCTGACGCATGTTGTTGTTGAAGGTTACGCCAGTGCCGAGACCGTTCAAGTCGCTTACTCCCTTTGGGAAGTGGATGTCGTACCCCCCTAGATGTTGTTGAGTTCCTGCGAATTCCTCTACATGCCGGGTGTATTTGTTCCACCTTCCCACTTTCGTTGTTAAGACTTTCTTTCCCACGACAAGGGTGTTCCCACGTCTCGTCATGCGTTTCCGTCTGTACAGCGTTTGTATTTTTCGAGCAGCAGTAGAGCGCGAATATTTGGTTCGCTTTCGCGCGTAGCGACTCGTGGAACGACTGCGTTTTTGAATCATGTTTCAATTCTGTTGGCATCAAATTTATGAGCTCTCAAAATCTCGGCATCAAATTTATGTCGGTATCAA